CTTAATGGTCTTCATGGTCTTGTCCCCCAGTTCGTCAAGACGTTCTGAGGTGGTAAACATTCCCTGTTCCAGAAGCCACATGAGGCGATAAGAAAGCTTGAATTCGTCGGAATCCTTACCCATGGTAAGCATATCCTTGGCAACACGCTTTTCGTAGCGCTTGTTCCACTTTCCGACTTCTCTGTAGTCTGCTTCAAAATGATTGATTTTGGCGCCGCGCTTCAGAGCATTACGCTTGTTGTGCTGAATATTTCTGTAGAAAACACCCTTCTCATAAGAAGGAGTGCCTGTCATTACCAGAGTCCCGTTGGTGGACGCAAGCATGGGGGAGATGGACTTGTCCACAACCTTCTGGTCCGCAACCTGAGACTCGTCAATCAGAGCAATGTGGTAAGTCTTACCTTCAATACTCGCTCTTGGGTGGGCAGTCTGTCTACGTACTAGAGATCCGCAACGCTCCAACTTGATTTCTGCACCACGACCCTTTATCCTTTCATCGATGGCAGGATCAAGCATGATTGCCTGAGCGCGCTCCGAAGTAAGCATGGAGACAATTCGGGAGAACAAAGTCTTGGCCATGTCATCAACAGGGGCGAACGCTCCTACCCACACACCTTCCTTGAAGGGGTCTAGCCATTCATTGAACGGTTCGACCTTGGCAAGGCGGGGAAGCATAATCATAAGAGTGGCGACAGATGCGGCTACTGTTTCGGTCTTTCCGCTCTGGCGAGCGAATAGGGCGGTAATGGTGGCACCATCATTGATAATCACGGATTCCATAAAACGTGCCGCAAAGGGACGCTGGTATCCGTAAAGAGGGTGACCTGACAACTCATCCGCAAACTTCAGTAATCTCTCAACCAAGGCATCGACAAACGCCTGAGATAGAGGATCAAGTTCTACAGATGTCTTGGCTAACGCCTCTCTCTCTTCGGCATCCAAATCCGCATAATCAACTTCATCAATCATCATATTGTTCTCCTAATAAGTTTCACGTACTTCCATTCTACTACAAAGGCAATATAATGAACGATTTTCAAAAGAATTTCACTGCCGGATTTATTGGCTACATAATAGGAACGTTTCTGGACAATACCCGTTTCGGTCATTGGTTCAACACCAATCCTACCGTTACAAAGTGCTGGAACGCAGGAAAGGCGATACTGTATACAGTATTCGCCTCCCTATTCGTATATTTCATATACTGTGTAGCTATTCAGTTTTATCGATACTGAGGCGTTCTTCCAGCGCATCCATAGCGGCTAGGAGAGTAGTTGCCCCTTTACGTATATCTTCCATATAAATTCCAGCCTGGTGCGGATCATCCCGTGCCAGGCTTTTTCTTAGTTCCTGAACATTCTGGCCGAAAGCGGTATGCGTGTTGTCCACCCAACGGATCAGTTCGTCTATAGGCACCGAACGGAATCTCTTCCGCAAACGCTCTTGCATGAGAGAAGGAACAACTTGAGAGATTCGCGAAAACCTTAGCTTTTTCATATTTCCATTGCCTCTTCCAAGTAGTCCTTGTAGTCCATACCTCTGCCGCTCATACCCGCCAGAACGGCGTCATCTTCGTCTCTGTCAGCCGATCTCCACCATCCCAGTACGATCCCCCTAGAAGACCATGGGAGACGTGCTATGAGGCTCTTGGACCATCTGTAGGGATAGTCGGTCTCATGCGTAGGGAACATATGAAAGATCGGAGACTTTTTCTTCAGCGTTATTGGGTGCCAGAAGAATCGGCCAATATCTTTGGTTTCGTTTGATAATCCCATTTAAATTTCTAAACCTCTTTTATACGGATAGTTATTCAGTTTGGTGTTAATGTAGCGACCAGGTGACTGCGCTCTCTGGAATTGCCACCACACAGAAGGAGGAACCTGGTAGTACTCATATATCTCGCCCTCACGGAATTTGATTCTCAATGTGCGGGTGCGATCGTCGTAACCGGCTGCCAAAGTTCTAGGACGGCCGGGATTGATGGTTGGAGTCGGCTGGTAAGGAAGGAGAGGACGATCGTTTCCATGCTCCGCCATTTGTATGGCATTGAGAATGTCGGGATCGGTGTCCAGACGTGATTCTCTCGCCAGGGCTTCCGCATCACCGAAGGAGCCTCTATTAGGACTGAACGATCTGCGAGGTACTGTATCCTCATCATTTCCGTATCGGTTGTCTCCGAGGAACATACGATCCCAAGCAGATCCTGCTCTCCCTCTACCCGCCCTTACTGGCGGAACTCTATTTGTTGCTTTTTGTCTCGCCATTATTTCTCCTAAAAACAAATATCCCGATATCTAATGATACCGGGATACTGTCACTTCTGTTGAACTGTCCATCCTGGATCGTCTTCATCCCCATGCGGGCAGTGATATCCGGGATAGTGCTCACCGTCCTGGAACACACAGTAGTCTACGTAAGCATGTGGTTCGTAGCTTACGTGACTACCACTGTGAAAAGTCCAGGTCTCTTCTTGCCAAATCTCTTCATGCTCAGGTGTTAATGGCATCCAATACTGCCTTAATGTCAGGTGCAATGTAGGTCGGAGGCTTAATTACCTTACCAAACTCATTGTAGTGCACCTTACCATCATCCCACACCTTGGACATATTCGACTCATGAACGGCTGCAAATACAGCTTCCAGGGGAATGCCAAACTCTTCAGCAGTACCATAGACCACATAAAGAAGGTCTGCCAGTTCCTTTGCCAGCTTGGAGTGGTCCGGAGTATAGTCCGAAATTCCAGAATGCATTTCCATATCAACCGAAAGTGACAACAATTCTTCATCAACCTCCAGGAACTCTTCAGTGATCAGACGAGAACGGCGGTCAACATCTGAAACTCCGATAGGAACCATATTCCGGTGTATACCAAACTGATGAAACTTATCGTGGAATTCCTTGAGATTGGCCATAGGATCATAAGTCATTTAGTAAAGCTCTCCATCTACGTAGAATTCACCGTTGTCAACCATGATAAGACGCTGGAAGGTCTTACCGTGAATCTGCTCTACAATACCGAATGCCTGCTGCCAATTGGCAGTTCCGCCCTTCTTGCGAAGGTACTCTGCCTGCTGTAGATCCATAAAGTGACCAACCTCCATGCCGGTCAGTGTAGAGGTAATACGACCGTTGTAGCCGTAGCTTTCGCTGGTCACTCCAGCCCTGTGAGTGTGCCCGCAGATGGTACTGACACCGAACTTGTTCTTGGCCAGACCGAAGGCGGTTTTGCCTGCCTGAGGAGACAGGGAACCCTCATCTCCATGTCCGACAACGAGCTGATCCTTGACTACCTCAATAAGTGCATCGCGAACAAACTCAATGTCGTTGTCGTCCATTCCGGTCTGCTTCTCAATCGTAAGATCGCGAAGCTGTAGACCAGGGGCACAACCTTCGATATAAATCTCAAGACGATCATCGTGGTTGGAGCGAACAATACGGAATCGGCCATCGAACACACTACGGATATCTTCAAAAATTGCCCGAGTGATATCAAAACCGCTCTGTAGATCCCCGGCAAACTCCCCGCGCTTCCCGCGAACCCAACGACCAATTGCGGTGGAATCAGTGAAGTCTCCGACCTGAACAAGCTCATCGGGCTGGAAATCCTCCAGGAAATCGATGAACTTATTTACCAGAGCCACATCATGAAGTGGTGCCTGAACATCCGGCATGATGATTGTAGTCTTCGCAGACTGCACCTTACCAGTCTTAATGGGGAAGGCAACTACTTCATTATCCGAAAAGATTGCGGTGGTCACCTCGTTGTTGCTGATGTTGTTGAAAATAGGTGGAGTCATCTGTGCTTCTACAGAGTCCTCAATGATCTTGCCAAGAACCTCGGAAAGGGTACTGTAGGCAGCATTGATCTTGTTGCGATATGTACGTACCAGCTTCTCTGAGACTTCGATATTCTTATCAGACAGAAGCTCTACCACCTTGCGGCGGCTGATCGTCAGGTCCGTAAGAATATTGTAAACCTCCTGGTCAGCCCTGGCAAATACCTCAAGCTGTCCAATAGAGCCGATCTTCATTTAGTCCTCCATAATAGTGATGCCCTGTAGTACATACGTTAGCATACACTACAGGGCATCAGGTTGTCTACTTCTTGTTTAGCATCAGATCCATGACTGCCAGAACGATTGGGATGAGGACTGCTGAGATCATCCAACGGAAATTAGACTGCCTTGCGGCTGCTTCTTCTTTCTGTTGCTGATGTCTCGCATTAGTCTCGTTAACAATCATCTGCTCCAGTCTTGTATGTGCAGCAGTAGTGTCACGTTTAAGATCGTCAATTACTTTGATCATATCTGTTTTCAATACTGTGACATCTGCTTCTGCGTCGTCAATCTTATCCTTGACATTAGTCATTTGAAGATCAACGGATCTCTTATCCGCATTATATTCCGCATTAGAAACAAAAGAACTAACACGAGAGGCCAAGTCGTCAAGACGATTCTGTACGTCTCTTTTGAGGCCATCCAACTCTACTTGAACAGCCCTTGACCATGCATCGAAGTCTGGCGGTACTGTCATATCGACTCACTCTGGGGTTGGGTTCAAATGGCAAATAGCCCTGACCACCCCTAAACATTTTCCGTTTAAATACCCCAAAGTTGTCTCAAAATAGTGGCCTAGCGGCTATTTCTACTTAGATGATAGCACTAGGCCACTAAGGGGTGTTAGTTACCTACGGTAATTACTCCGCGTTGGGATAAGAAACCTCCCACATGAGCGGCATAATGTCCCTGCCCTCATACAAAGCGAAGAATACCTTCTTGTCAATCCCTAGGATATCCAGGGTAAAGGACAGGTCCTTACGAGAATGATCCTTGGGAACCTGGGACATGACGAAATTGTAATCGTCTGTAACGAGCTTGTAAGCTGCCTGAGTCACCGACCAGATCGAACGGTAGGTGTTATCCAGCCACTCGTGCCACTCGTCAGGAACAAGCTCTGCAATCTCCTCCAGAGTCTTGCCGTTCTTCATGTTCTCCCAGATCCGGCGCGGCGTCAAGTTGGTGACCGTACGGTGCAGAGCAACGTAATCATCCTGCTTGATCTTCATTCGGTAGTCGAGATCCGGAAAGTACACCACAAACCCCTCCGCATTAGCCCTGTCAGGGGCCTCCAGGGCCTCTCTGAGCGTCTTGTAGGAGAAGGTGAGGGTCTTAGGTCCACACCACTCTGAAACATCCTCAGCGGGGCGTACGTAGCCTGTCTCGTTGTGGCGTGCACCCAGCAGGAACAAATCCTCTGTGTCACCATAGTCGAGAACAATTCGGTTACCCGGATAGACGATCTCGAACATATAGGTCCAGTCGGTGTCCAGACGGATCCCGCTGTACTTCTCTCGAAGGATCTCGCGCATCTTCTCAGCCTGCTCAGAGTCGAAAGAACCCTTGGTAGCTACCGTCCAGTTAGGGTAGTAGTGCACAGCGTTAGACCAACCGGAAACATTGACATTGTCCGCAGACCCGCGATTAGGATCCTTGCCGAAGAGGATACCGAGAGAACCATCCATCTTGTCGGTAACCTCAACTCGGTAATCCATGAGAAGCTTGTCAGCCCGATTCTGCCCATAGTTCATGAACTTGTCGAACGGTCGCGCCACCACATTCCAGTACTTGTCGATAATGAGCCCTCGGCACTGACGGGTTACCGCATTCCACTCGTTCTCGAACTGTGCCTTCTCCGTATAGGTGAGAATGCGAAAACCATTCTTCTCGTTCACACGGATATAGCGATTGAGCAGCATCTCTCGGTAAAGATCCATATCCATCAGATCCCAAAGCTTCTTCATCGAACAAACTCCTTCTCAGCTAAATCCCCAACGGGCCTTCATTCCATATGGAAGCCTACCAGTGGCTACCCACTCTCCGTACTCTTCCCAAGTCATCCGAAGATAATCATGCAGTGACGACAGAATAGATCGGCCTGTATGCCAGTCGTCAATCCGGTCGTCTAGGAACTCGGCGAAATCTTGGTCGGTCATCATCATTATCGTCTCCTTCTTCCTCAATGATCCTATCGTATTCCTTCTTCAGCCGCTGCATGGAAACATCGTCCCAACGAAGCAGCCGCTGAAGTTCCTTCCAGTCGTAACCCATGTGGTACATCCTAGAACATAAGAAAGCCCCCGTCAAGTGCGGGGGCTTTCTCATTAGTTGTTTACTGCGATGTGGTTACCGCCACGGCCGTGGTGCTCGTGGTGTCCGTGGCAACGCTCTTCGCGCTCATCTACATTGATGTTGATTCTTGGGTCTACTCGAACCAAGCGGTCGTCATCATCGTCACACATATGTCTACGACGGCGACCCTCAAGGAACATCAAACGCTCGCGCAAGTCGTGGATAAGGTCATGTGTGCGGTCTTCACGGTCACGCAAGTACAAGCGGCCTTCAAGCTCAGTGATGACTACTCTATCACGAGTCTTGTCGCCTTCGTGGTGTACAGCGTCTTCAATGCGTTGCAAACGCTCTCCGTTGCGGCGGTCATGGTCATCCAAGCGCTCTTGAAGGCGGCAAAGATCCTTCAACAAGTCGCGCTCAGCACCATCTAGGCGCAAATCTAATCTGCGCTCAGCCTCGGATACACGCTCTCTTACATTGGAAAATCTATCAGCTAGTTCGTCTCTGTCATGGTGGTCATGACGTCTGCGGTCCGGAGGATAATTCGTAACTACAGTAGGATAGGCTACATTATCTTCAGACATAAGGTTTCCTTAATAGGAAGGAATGTTACTAATGATATTATAACAGTTTCTATCCTTATGTCCTAATATCGGACAAAAGAAAAATCCTAATCACAATAGATTAGGATTTTAGTTGCCGCAGAAGTATTAAAAAGTAATTGTATATTTCTTCTGTTGTGGGAGCAGAGGGAATCGAACCCCCCGTGCCGAAGCGACGGCTTTACAGGCCGCGTGCCCACCTTGGGCGTACTCCCATAATGTTCCTGACCGGGATTTAATACCCGGACTACCAGCACCCTAAGGTTCGGACTATCCGTGCTGGACTCTACCCTTTGCGGCCCGCCTCTAATTGGGCTATCAGGAACTTGTCTTGCTTACGGGGATCGAACCCGCAGTACCAGGATCACAGCCTAGCGTGTTACCGATTACACCAAAGCAAGTATGACTAGGCGAATAACCTAGCTTTTATCAGCTCATCTCTAGCCCGGATGTACATCCGTATTCAACAAGCAGTCCGGAAGCCAAGAATTGAACTTGGAATTACACTTTATCAGAGTGTCGTTATAACCGTTTCACTACATCCGGATAAATTAAACGTACAAATGCAGAGCTTGGATCAACTTGGTGCGCGGTGTTGCACCAACTACTCTAGCATACTCTACACCGTCGAGAAAAGCAACAATGGTCGGCACACTGGAGATACTGTACTCATCCTTGGAGACCGGGTTCCAGTCCACATTGATCTTGGCCACTGTAATCTCCGGGAACTCCTCTGAGATAGACTCTAGCACAGGAAGCTGACGCTTGCAAGGAACGCACCACTCTGCACCGAACTCTACGATGGAGATTTGAGTCTGCTGAATAACAGCGTCAAATGACTCATCCTGAATTTCAGTAATCATTTTTCCTCCTAATTGACGTACTCCCAGTCGGATTTGAACCGACGCGTCTTCACCTTATAAGAGTGCTGCCTTCACCAGACTTGGCCATGGGAGCATTGACTGTCACAGGCGCTTATTGCCCTCGCTTACTGTACTACTTCGGGTCATAAGGCGTACACATTCCCATCCATACCTCACAGTCACTCCAGAGGCTAGCTGGAGCTAAGCGGAAGGTGAGGGATTCGAACCCCCACGGCTTTCACACCGTACCGTTTTCAAGACGGTTCCACGCCACCGATGTTAGACCTTCCATTATAGAGAACGAGTGGACTTTAACCACTACACCAAAGTTTAGCCTCTTCGGCGTTCTCCAAGCGGAAGATGGGGGATTCGAACCCCCGAGGGAATGGATACCCTGCCGCCTTTCCAAGACGGTGCACTAGACCTCTATGCGAATCTTCCAAGAGCAGAAGGTAGGGGATTCG